CAATTTCCCGAAGCGGTCGTCTGCCACCCCTCGGCGTGTGTACGCATATTACTCGCAACCGTACTTTCCCCTTCCGCATGGCTGTACGGTGCGCTCGCTGTAGTCATATACCCTTCGGCATGAGAATAGTACGCTGATGCAACATTGTTTTCATAGTCGTTGAAGATCTCGCAGTTTTTATCTGTGTTGGTGAATTTGCCGACACCGCCGGCATCAGAAGCCGTTTTACCCACACCATCAAGCCGTTTTTCCGTCTTGCTTTTTACTTGCACAGGTATCTTGCTTATTGTGCTTGCATCTGCCGCTACTAAAATCGCCGCCTCAGATGCGCTCGCTGTTGCCTCATCCGTCAGTTCCGCAAATGCACAGCTGACCTTATGTGCCCCTCTGTATTTCCATACAAGCGAGGTCGGAAAAAATGCTATTGTGCGGTTTACATCTATCTTTCCGCCGTTACCGCAAAGCGTATCAAAGCACTCTATAGCCGGGTTTCCGTTGAAAGAAAATTCCACACGGCGCAGCGCTATATTTATGGCATCGGCACAAGTTTCAAACGCCGCCTTGCGATCGGATGCCGACCGCAAAAGCGGATTTTCGGGAAGAAACAATGTTGCTTTCCGTGCCACTGTATCCTCAAGCACTGAACTGTTTGCATACACATACTGTTCCCCATCAAAGGTTGTAGAAAAATACTTTGTCAGCGCTCTGAGGTCAAAAAACTCCGTGCCGGTACGCTCATACCCCTCGACTGTATAGTCCGCATCATACACAAGCACACCGTCAACGGTTTTCTTCTTTTCCTTGAGTTTAACAATTTCGAGCTTGCCATACCTGTCAATTCTTGCCGATGACGCCATAAGCGCACAGCACCACTCTATCAGATCTCGGTACGTCTGCACTGACGAAGAAACCGTTGAATCCACTATCAGATTGTAGTTCGGATATGAACTGAAATCTGTAGTAGCAAGCGTTATTCCGACATCTGCGGCGAGATTCTTTATGTGCTGCTGCACCGTCTTTTTTCCGCCCGAATACGCCGATATATCAACATCGAACTTTGTGCTGTCATCAAAAGCCGTCAGCTTGTGGATACTGCCCTTGCGCTTGGTCAAACTGTTGTCTACCGTGAATACTCCGAGCGGAACACTTTCCCATGTGCCGTCGGCAAGCTGTATGTCGTATTTCGGCGTTATCCTTGCATTCGCATAAGTCCGTGACAAAAAATTATCGTCATATACCGTTATATCAAGCTGATTTGTGTAGAACGTGCCTATTTCAAAGGTATCACCCGATACAAGCTGTTCTTTCAGCGTGACGCTGTTGTTAACAATAATATCATCGGTTATGTTTATCATTTCACCGTCACAGAGCTTAATTGTACCTGTAATGCGGTCCGTGCGGTTCTTGCCCTTTATTGCCGCCGTGTAAGCGGCTGATACATCAAGCATAGAATCACCCCTTAATATTCGATAAAGTTTACGCTTAAATCCCACAGTGTTTCTGCGGCGGTATCGGCGTTAAGTACCATAGTTGCGCTTCTGTCGCCGGCATACATCGTGCAGGTCTTTGTACTCGCTGTGGTCGGGTCGAAAAATGTTGCAGAAAACGAATCGGGAGAAATAGCATTCGCTATTGCGGAAAGCTGTGATCTGTTCACCCTCCACGTTACCTGTATCTTGTACACGCCTTCTCTTATGCGATTGCGAAACATCACGCCTGTTTCACTTCTGCCACTGTCCTCACTGTCAAGGTCGGAACGTTGCACAGCGTATGATCGTGGCGAAATCGGTGTGAAGCTGCCGAATTTTATAAGCGTCTGCATATTAACTCCTTCCGTTAAGTCTGCGGTTTCTGACGGCATTATAGCGTGCTACGGTTTCACCGACCGTATCTCCGTCTATATCGACCGTGACGTGTATATCTGCGGATTGACCGCCTGCACTGTCTGACATAGCCGAGCGTACAGCGTTATATATTGCTGTTTCTATGCTTGACGAGTTTGCAACTGCGGTACGGTTACCGATAGTGCCGACAAGCTCAGGACCAGCTTCGTTAGCTATGAATAAGTCGCCATAGTCGGGAAAACCGCCGTCGGCATAACCGAGAATACCAAGTGAACTTATATCTGCCCAGTTTTTCTTCTTAGTTTCTATCGGAAGCGGGATTGTGCTGTCTGCATTACCGGATTGCATACTTACGCCGCTAGTGGCATTATCAGTCGGCGATTTTTCGCTGATATAGTCACTGAACAGACCGTTTACCCAGTTACCGTATTCTTTCCATATATCTCCCAACGCTTTTGCTATAGACACCGCTATACTAGCACCGCCTTGAGTGAGGATGGTATACACAAAATCAACTATTGCGTCAATAATATCGTTATCACCGTATAATTTTTCTAAGCCTCCTGTTACCCACTTCTTTATACCGGACTGCAAAATTGAAGAACCAAGTTGCCAGTTTTCCCAAACCTTACTCCAGTTACCGGAGAAAATTGATTTGTACATATCATAAGCCGCAGAACTTAATATTTCATCATCCGTAACACCGCTTACGATACCTAACAATCCCTTTACAAACTCTGACTTTGATGCACCATTTGCAATATTTTCGGAGAAATCTTCCCAATTTCCCGTGAATATATCATTAAACATATTTGTAAGTGCATCATCTATTATCTTTGTATCAGTTTCACCGGTGATTGCCGTAGCGAGTGATTGTAACAGGGACTTTCCAAATTCACCGCTTGATATTTGATCCCATATTTTCGATAAATCAAAATCGAAGTCAAATCCTATGTTTGTATTCAATCCCTTAATCTGATTCTGTACATCACCCAACGCATCAGCAAGATTGTCCGCATTTTCCACATCTTCAATTGACACCACACTTGAAGCAAGCGTACCTGAATTACCCGACAGTCGGTTCAGTTCGTCAAATCCTGCAAGACTGCGTTTTACGCTATCGGTAAGATTATCTGTACTTTCTGCGACATCATCAACGCCTTTTGCCGCCTTGTTTGCCGCTTCATTTTCTTTCTCAAGCTTTTCGGAATTGTCGTCTATACCTTCCGTGCCTTTGTTTGTTGCTATACGGAATAACGCCAATACCCCGACTATAAGTCCTATCCAGCCCATCGTTGCTTTTAACGCACTCGCATACGTCAACTGCTTTGGTATAAGTATGTTCAGTACGCCGGTATATGCAAGTTTTGCGGCTCTCATAAACCTTGTTGCCGCCGTTACAGCCGGTATTGCCACAGCCATACCGATAGCGATTTTTAGCATTGTCTGCTGTGCAGGCGTTGCCGCTTCAACCTTTGCCTGTACATCCGAAACAACACTACCTAGCCCGCCGACAGCTTCCGCCACCATTATCACGGGCTTTAATGCATTAAGAGAGCTTGACAGCACAGGGAGCACGCTCTGAGCAAGCGGCAGGAGCGCTGTACCGGCTTCTGCGGCAAAATCCTCAAGCTCTGCCTTGAATGTCGTAAGCGCACCCGAATAGGTATCGTTTTCCTTTGCGTAGTTTCCTGCCGCATAGTCCGACTTATCAAGGAACATCTGCATAGCGGCATTAACCTTCTGCTGCGTGGTTTCAAGCTTGCCAAGCCCCTTCTCCTGCGCATAAAGCTGCAAATTGGTATCGTTTATGGCAACGCCTAAGTTGTCCATCATGGTAAAGGTGCCCTTTGCCATACCTGCAACCGCTTCCATAGCGCTGTCAACGGATATACCCATGATACTTGCTACATCAGATGCTCGTTGCATAGACTGCGTTACCATGTCGGCAGACTGTGCCACAGAAAAGCCCGAGCCCTGAAAGAGCGAACCCATTTTTGTGGCGGTCGCAAGATACTTGCTCTGTGAAAGTCCAAGCGAAGAAGCGGCAGTTTCTGCGGTTTTCTGAATCGTGCCGGCATAATTCTTGAATACCGACTCCGAACCGCCTATGTTCTGCTGGAGGTCACCCGCAAGGCTGATAGCATTCTTTATCATTGCACCTATACCGAGCGCAGATAATCCCGAAGCAAGTGTCTTAAAAGCACTCAGCGTTCCGGCAGAGGTGTCTTCCGCCTGCTTTTTTACATTCACAAGGTTTTCATTCACCATTCGTATCTTACGGTCAAAATCATCCTTGTTTGCACTGACTATAACGTTCAGTTCTTCTACTGTCACTTACTGTACCTGCCTTTCGTAGCCGCCGCATATTCAGCCATATTCTGCTTTGATAACTCCCAGTCCGACACGGGTATTCCCTCCGACTTATCACGTCCGTACAGCTTAGGAAATGCCTTTTCGATGCTGTGCGGATATTGGCTTGGTGCGTTGACACCGATGGCAACAAGCTGACCGATGCTATAAGCAAAGGCACACATCAAGCGTTCGTTAAGCTCGGTGTGTGCCTTGTCGTATTCATTTTTTGCCTGTATCGCCTGCGTTATTTCCCGTACCGATAAGTCCCAGAAATCTTTATGTGTTATTCCTGCTGTCAGCGCCGGGCGGTAGAGGTTGGTTATCAGCTCTCCTGCACTGCTCCACTCTCTGCCTTTTCTGCGAGCGCCAGCAGTTTTTCTGCCTGCTGACGCTTGAAAAAACCCGACACCGTAAGCGTCTTGAAGAGTATCTCCGCCATATCCGAAAGGTCGCCCCCTGCGTCTATGTAATCGTCATAAATCTCCTGCGCCTTTCTGATGTCAATATTCGCCTGAAAGCGATTTAAAGCGCCCCACAGATACAGCGTCACTGTTTCGATCTTATCAAAATCCGCCATACCAGCAACAAGCGACTTGCCTGTTTTTTTCTCGATCTCGATTGCCGATGAAGCCGAGATTTTGAGCTTATACTCGGTATCACCGATTTTCAGTGTTTCATAAGGTAATCTGTTTTCTTCCATTTTAATATCCTCCTTAATGGAAATTGTAGTAATGTATAAAAATACCGCCCCTTTTGGAGCGGTATAATTATTAAGTTGATTTAAATTAACGTCTTAAAGCGTTCCACAGCCTTGTCATTATACATAAAGCTGTCAACCTCTTTATTGCTGTACTGTGATTTGGAACGATACCAAGTACCGTATTCTTCGGTTTTCATACCATACTGATTTGATAGCTTACCGATTTTCTGTGCGGATACGCCAAACATCTCACCTATTTCAGTAGCGGTATACATCTTCTGTTCCGACTGGGGAAGCGGTATAAGCTGGAAGCCTGTTAATGCTTCGGCGGCTTTTGCTACCAGTATATTTTTGTATTCCGAAGAAAGCGTATCAACTTTTGCGAGTTTTAAAAACGCATTCGATAACCGCACTCTTGCATTGGTTTCCTTTATCTCAAGCGCCTTGTTCGGTTTTGCATTATACTGTCCCGTCTTTCTTATTGTCGGTAAGACTTCTGATGTCACCCATTTACGAAACGGTTTTGCCTGCGGCTTGTCAGAACGAAGAATCACATTGTATAATCCGCTTTCGTTGATAACATTAACCTTACCCTGACGCCCTATGTTAAACATAGACCGTTCATCTTCATCAAGGCGTGAAGCCGCCTGTGATACATTAGATATTCCTAAAGCAATACATACATCTGAAAGTACCCACCAAGCTTCACCGTCTTTTTCCACCGTTCTGACCTGTGAGCCGTTATAATCGAATGTCTGTAACTCGTTCATGCGCTCACCGCCTTTTTATCGTTAGCCTTGCTTTCTCTTGCTTCCTTAAATGCTTTCTCTTTTATTTTTTCAAGATTACCTGCATTCTCGGTCGCAATCATAGCGAGATAATGAATGAAATCAGTGAAATCTGACAATTCAACTTCTTCATTAGCTATAGCGGCAAGCCTCATCAGCTCAATACCCTGCGCAATAGCCGTGTTTTTGTTCGTAGCTTCTTCGAGTTCCAGTAAATTACTCATAATATTACTTCCTTTCTAACTTGACAGGAAGGCTCTATCCGAGTATAATAGATTTCAGATAGAGCAATCTGTCTGTTTGGGTAACGGTAACGCTTTACTTCCTACGGTGCGGCGTTGCCGTTATTTTTGTTGTTTGGCGTTTTTTAACTTCTGAACAGCCTCTTCACTGAACAAATAATTTCTACTTCCGGCTTCTCTCATTTCTGATTCACTCAATTTTATCTTTTTACCAAGTTTTATAAGATATGTCGGAGTTAAATTCAGCTCATCGGCAACTTCACGGGTTATAAACACTTTTCTCACATCTGACACTTTTTCACCTCCTGTAATAAATATATCACATTCGATGTCGAACGTCAATACTAATTTGCGTTTTTTGTTAAAATTAACTAATTTAACAATAAGAATATTGTTAAAATTCACATATATGCTATACAACAAGAAAAGCACACCCTTTCAGATGTGCCCTTATTATTGTATTATTGTTTATAATTGATGTGTGAAACATCTTCTATTTTGTATTTTGTTATACCCGGTGTCAAGTCAATAACGGTGAAAAACCATTTATCACCCGGAGCAAAATCGAGCGTATTTGCCATTCCGGTAGATAAACGAGTGCCGTTATCATCATAAAAGCCAACAGTTAAATCAAAATAATCCAAATCCTTTCCTGAGTTGTTAATGCAATATCCTGAAACTGTTGTTTGTTGCACACCACCAGCATTTTTTGTCACGCACTGAACATCCTCAAACAGTATGTCTTTTTTCTCTTCTTCAGGTTCAGCAGTAGTATCCGCTTTAGTTGAAGTGGTGGACGGCTTTGATGAATCACTTTTGGTCGAGCTTGTCGGTACAGATGTAGAACTGCTTTTGGTAGTAGTAGGTTTGCTTGAAGTGGTGCTGTCCCCTTTTCCGTAATTAACTGCCGCATTTACAATAAATAAAGCAACAATTACAAACACAAACGCTCCTATTAACCCGCCACAGCTTATACCTTGTCGTGTACCGCAATAAGCGCAGACTTTTGCACCGTTTGGTATATTCATTTTACATTTGCGACATCTCATTATATTCCCTCCGTGATACTATATTTTTCTTTATAATACCACGAAGGGTTATAAATGTCAAGTTATGCCGCAGTTACGTCCTCAAGCTCTGTAAGCGGTGTGCTTCTGAGCGTGAATTTCAGCGCCGCATTGACCTCTGCCGCAGAACGCTTTACCGATACCTTTGAGCTCCACTGATAGCCCGTATTATCCGGATAAATCAGCTTGAACCACACTGTAGCGTTCGATGTCTGTAACGCTCTCAGCGTGGAATACGCCGCCGCTACGTCCGCTTCCGACACGGCAGGATTTTCATCTTCATCGTTATAAAAGAACGTGAAGTCCAGATCGCCGTAGTCCTTGACACCGGGTATGTAACGCTTCGCACCGTCCGCAAGGTTCGTTACATCGACCTTTTCGGGGTCGCCGCCCATATCGGGAGTTGACTGTAAGCCGTAAAGCGTCTTATATGTGCCTGCCTTTGTGTCGGCATACTGTAATTTTGTGCCTTTCGATAAAAGTTCCATAATAATTTTCCTTTCTGCTTAAGGGCTATAAACCCTGTGATTTAACTCATCTATTTTTGCGGAAAACCGCATACATTTACGCTGTAATTCGCCGTCCGGCATCATCTGTCCGAATATACGGCGAAAGCCTTTCGATACCATTACAGCGCTTATCTGTGCCGACATATCGGCTACAACAGCAGGCGTGTCTGCCTTATCCCATACATCAATCTGTACCGTGATAACCGACAGCCGCTCCGCACCGTGAAGCACGGTGTCGCTCTGATTTGCTATCTCACTTAACGTAATGACAGGAAAATCGGCTGTGGTGTCGGGGAACTGCAATTCCACCGTGCCTATATCGGCAAGCATATCAGCAATTGTGGGTATAATATCTATCATGCCATTGCGCTCCTTATTGCTCTTGCAAGCTCAACCTTGCAGGACTTGAAAACATACTCCCTGTTGCCAAGCAACGCAGGATAAAGATACGGTTTCGGCGGTGCGCCGTTCGTTATATGCCAGTTGTCTTTAGCGTCCTTGTATCTCCACGGTTGCATCGTGTGAGGTACACCCGGTGCGCCGTGCTGACCTGTGCCGAACTCTACAAACATGGCATATTCAACGTTTGTACCGACCGCCCAGACCTTAGGCTCAAGGTGTTCTGTAGAGATACTGCCTTTCAGCCTTCCCGTATCATACGGGCAGTTTACCTTTGCGTCACTCTTTATCTTCTGAACGCCTTTACCTATGCCCTTGTCTATTGCCGCATCTACGCTTCCGCCGAGCCGTCTGAGCTTTGCCATAAGCCCTTCAAGTCCTTCGATTGACATTTCCATATGCTTATGTCCTTTCTGCCGTTGCACTGTCGTGCATAGTGTAATGTGCGACAGAGAGTATCTTATAATCTGCTCCGTCACACCTTACTATATCTCCGACTTTAAGCGTGTCTTTATCCGTTGTTGCTATCGTCAGCATACCGTGTATTCTCTCGCCGTACAGTTCGACAGAAACACTGTCGGTTACCGGCTTTACAACAGCGTTTACAGTCGCTGTCTGTTTAAGCTCCGATACCGTTCCCACATAGTCGCTTTTCTTTGATACCTTGCGATACACCGCAAATGTTCTTGTATCAACCGTCATCATTCGCACGGATAACACCGACCTTTCGGGGATAGTTCTGCAATCTTTTCTGCATATCGGGTGGCAGATCGGATACAAAGGAACGGGAAATACCGCCCTCGCTGCGAGCGGTTTCTCCCTCTGCTCCCTGTCTGTTATAGGCTATAACCGCAAGCTCTGTCTGCACGCTGAAAAGCCTTGCAGGCATCTCATCTCTGCCGATAACGTCAAGGATAGTGTCCTCTGCACTGTCAAGAAGCACGGCAAGTAGTCCGTCCTGCTTTTCATCGGAAATACCAAGACGGATTTTAAGCGTTTCCAGTGCTGTCATTGCTTTTCTCCTTACGATGACGACTTAGGCAGTATCTTAATGCCGGTCAGCACACCTGCTTTTTTGGTGTTCTTGAGCGCAACACCGGCGATAAGCTCAACATCGCCTTTCTTTACCGCTCCGGGAGCTGTAAGGTCGGGCATATAAGAGGATATTACCTTTGTACCTGTAGGCGAAATACCGTGAAAAGCGTCAAGACCTATCTTTATTGCGTAAATATCCGTTGTACCGTAAGCGGTAGTTGAAGGCACTGTAGTATCAACGATATCTATCGAAGCCGTACCGTTGTAATATTCGCCACAGTCAAGCAGTGCTATACCGTTGTAGTATTCAACAGGAGTACCGAATGAATCTTCGTTTCTGCTGTAATAGCCTGCTCTCCTTGCACACGCTCTGAGTTTTGCCAGCATTTTTCCGTTCATAAGGAGCATATCGGGCTTGCCGTCAAGAAGTGAAAGGAAGCTGTCAAGCTCATCAAGGAACGCATTATAGTTAGTATCGGTAAGTGCCGATGTTGAAAGGTCCGCCGTTGACGTTACCTTTGTGTCTGCTGTTGAAAGTATCTTCTTTAATCCGTCAAACGTGCCTGTTACATAGCCTGCGCCCGAAGCGGCAGATGTGCCGTTAATAACAAGGTTCGTAAAATAATTGGACGTTGCCTTTATCTTCTGCTCTGCCTGGAATGCGAGCTCATCAACTGCGCCGCTTGTGTTGGCTATAACTCTGTCAACCTCAAACGAACCACCCATGATTACCGCTTCCGTTGTTTTCTTTTCTCTCTTTGCTTCGCTTGCCGTGTACTCACTGTTTATGGTACGCACCGAAGCGGTAGCAGGTGTTTTGAGCTGTACATATCCGTATGACAGCGTTGAACCGTTAGTGCCGGGTGAAATTGAATTGTCAAATACAAGTCTGTCAAGGAGAAGGCTTGAACGTCTGAATGTGTCGATTACCTGCTGATCCACCTTATCAGCCATACCGACTTTTGCTTCTGCAAGTGTGATTGCCATAATTTTTTACCTCTTTCTGATTATTTCCCTGCCTGCTTCATTCTCAGGGCTTCGGCAAGAGAGGCAGGTTCAGTTTTGCCCTTGCCCGATGCGCCTATTTTCGGCGGATTGCCCTTCATTCTTTCGTTGACCGCACATTCAACGGCTTCGGCAAATGCCTTGCTGACCGTTTCAATGCTCGTCTTGCATTCATCCGCACCGGTATAGTCAAGCACAGCGGCAAGCCCTACGGGAAGCCCCTTGTCCGCAAGCTGTACCTTAGCCTCAGCCATAAGCTCACGCCTTGTAACCTCCGCCTCACGCTTTGCGAGCTTTTCCTCAGTCTGCTTACGCTGGTACTCGGCTTTCTGCTCTGCGTTCATTTTTTCGAGCTTCTTCGCCTCCGAGAGTTTCTCGTCTGCGTCCTTCTGCCACTTTGTTTTTGCTGTTTCCAGTGCCTTGCTTACACGCTTGTCAAACTCAGACTGCATATCCTTGTCCTTTAACATATCGTCAAAGGTTGGCTTCTGCGATGCGTTATCCTGAGCGTCACCGCCGTTATCGGCCGTCTGATTGCCGGGAACGTTTGCATCTGCGCCGCCGTCCTCCTCGCCCTCTGCAAAGTGCTGTAAGCTGATGAAAATTCTTCTGTTGTTCATGTTTCTGTCCTTTCTCCGCCCACTGCGTTCATTGCCCGCAACGTTCGGAATAAATTGTTTTTGGGTATAAAAATACCGCCCTTTTTAAGAGCGGTAAAATTATTAAGTTTGGTTCTGATTTGCGCCGAACTTCACAAAAAACGGCTGTTTTTACAAAGTTTGTGTTCAAGTCAAGTGCAATTGATTGCACACGGGTATAAGAAAACCGCTCACTGCTGTGGGCGGTTAAAGTTTAATTCATTCGGACGCTTGCGGTCAATTAACAATAATTTTCATGTTGCATTTATCGCAGTAAAATGTATTATTGCTCTTTTTTTTAGGATCATCACTTTTGCTTATATAGCCGCCACTACATTCAGGACATGGGATTTTGGTTACTTTCCCTTCATACAGTTCTTTACGTTTAATTGCAAATTCTGAATAAGAACTATAGTTCATAAATTACCTCCAAGACATTCCGTTGTATCCATTTATTTTTTTCACTTCTGTAATGGTTCTCCTTATATCAGAATAATCATAATTATTCTTAGTATGCTTTATTTCAGCCAACTTACACCTTACTTCTTCTTTTTGAGTGTTATAATCACTGTTAATTTTTAAGTGCTCTACTTCGTGGATTATTGTTTTTGCTAAAGCTGATACACTTTTGCAATTATTGGGATAGATTGCTATATCTTTTGAAGAAATAACTTCACCTAAACAGAGTTCTTCATCAAAAAGCGAAAACTGTGAATAATCAAAATTAATGATTATATTATTATCGACTATATACTCATTAGCTTCTCGACCAATTTCACTTTTTAGCAATTCAGCTTCAACTTCGTCTGGACTGTATTCCAGAATTTTTTCTTCGTCATTCCATTCAAGTATTCTATCACTTATACTTAACTTTCTGTTGTTAATTATACCATTTTCCTTTGATTTGTCAACACCATCCCCTGCAAACCTCATCGGTTTACCCGCACTTCCTGCAACGTACCGCCACTTGCCGTCCTCGCCCTGCTGTAAGTTCCGCTCCCACTCGTCAAAGTCAACATCTGCGCCTATCTCATCGCCCAGTTCGGCAAGCTCTTTATCAAGATCCTCCTCGCTCGGCAGAACAGGGAGCGTTGTAGAACGGCAGAACGGGTGCATAGGCGGAAGATTTACACCTGCCTGTGCGCTGTTACGCTTGAACACCTTACCGTCAAGCTCACGGCATAGATCGCTTGTGCGGCTGTCAAGGCAGGCGGAAAACTCGTATTCGTCAATGTCAAGCTCCTTGTAGCCGTACAGCTCCGCCATATTCGCAACACAGGTGGTTTCCGTCCGGACAAGCCTGCGTGCCTCGAAAGCGCCGACACTGCAGCGGTTCATTATATCGTCCGCCATATGCTGCTCGGACTTTCCTGCCATAATGCCCACAAGCATATCGTGCTTCAGCCCGTCTGCAAGTGCGCTTGTGTTATCCCAGACACGCTGGGAGAACATCTGACCGCTCCAGTTAGTAGACAGGATAGCTTTAACACGGCTTTCGGGAATTAAATCAAAAGCCGCACGGTAATCCGCACCCTTCGTCACATCGAAAACCGTCTGCATATACGCACTCTGAATTATATCGCCCAAATGCTCTGTATCAACGCCTATTTCGGCGTTTGCAAGGCGTGAACACATATCACTTATCTTGCTGTCAAGATCGTTTAATCGCCCTATTCTGTGGGCGTATGCGGGTGAAGACAACAGCGTTTCAAGCTGTTGTTTCTTCTGCTCATCGGTGCAGGTAGCAAGAGCGGTCTTCATCTGTTCAAACATAGACTTATTCGGTGCGTTTTTGAGCATTGTTTCGGCTTCGGCAATACTCAGTTCAAACTTATCTGTAAAGGCGTTAAAAACGTCATTCGCTTCCCCTTGCAGATACCGTGCTGTTGCGTAATAAGCCTTGCCGAGAGTATCGGCGGTGCTTTCCGCTTTTGCCGTGTAGCTTACCATTCGTCCTGCGGCTCTGTCCTCCCAATATTTCTTACTCGGATTCTTCATTGCTTTCGCCCCTTGCAAGCGGTGTGTTCATAAACATCTGCTGCTGTGCCGCTATAGCGTCCTGCTTCTGCTGTCGGAGTTCTTCTGCGGCGTTCTGAGGGTCCTTGACGAACGGCAGAAGCGAGAGTAGCGTTTCATGCGGCACTTTACCGTCAAGCGTTGCCACCACCTGAGATAGTTCCAATTCGTTCTGAGGAAGTGAGCGTGTAAAGGTTATGTCTATCAACTTCGGGTCGATATGACCGCCTTTTATACCGATTATGTTGGAAAGGCACTCAAGGCGGTAACGTAAGCCTTCTGTGAAATACCGCTCTTTCGTCTTGGTTATCTGTTCAAGGTTCAATAGCTTGTACTTCATGGCAACACCCGAAGCATTCCCTGCAAAACTTTCATCCGACATATCGGGTACGCCCGAAATCTTGTGTATATCGGCAACAATGCTCTTTCTCAGCACTTCCACACTCGCTTCATCAAACTGCCGTGTCAGAAATCCTATTTCGCCGTCCTGTGACAGCTCAACGACCCTATTACGCTGAATTTCGCTGTAGGTTTCAGCCTTCTCATCGTCGGTTTCGCCGAGTATCTGACCTTTAATGTACATCAGGCTGTCAACGAACTGCTCCTTGTCATTAACCCTATCTGACTGCAACGTGTTATATGCGTCAATAAGGCTTATGACCTGCTCAAAATCGCCCTGTCGCTGACCGTCATTATAAATCTCATTCAGCGGTACTTTGCCGAAATAGTGCGGTACTGCCGCGCCCTCCGATTTAAGTCCGAAGTTGCTTGTAAGCTCAAAATCCTGCGTTATCGTATCGGTCATAAGCTGGCACTTGAAGCACTCAGGCGTACTGCTGCCCGGCTCGAAAACGGGGTAATAGTACACCGCAAATACGGGATTTTGTTCCACAGTATCATCATAAACGACAAATGCGGACAGCGGAGTGATACGGGCGAGCTTCGGGCGGCTGTCAGCGTCCATATAGATAAGTTCGTAGGCTCTGCCGAATATTGCGGCATCGAGTGCAAGGTCTGCGTCCTGCGTACTGCTGTCGGCATAATTCAGGCAATCGGTTATTGCCGTAATATCCGTATCATCTTTACCGCTGTAAGAAACAGGAGTAGCTATCAGATACGAAGATGTAAACTTTGCGATATATGCGGCGTGGTTTATCATAACACGGTTGTTGCACAGCATATCGTCACTTTTACGTCTGTCGCAGATATGCTGTCTGCCGCAGTAGTAATTATCCAGCATCGTAAGGCGTGGCATTTCGTACTTATCGTGCTTTTCTATGTAATCCCGTGCTATTTTCGGCGTTATCATCTCCGCCGTTTTGTCCGTTGTGAAAATCGGTGATGTTATCATAAAATCTCCTTAATAAATGCCTAATTTTCGCTTGCTGAGCGTTGATTTTACTATCTTCCTGCCGATATAATCTTCAAGGGCATATCGGATAGCGTCTATGGTGTGATTGTTCTTGTCGGGGAAGTCCGCTTTTAATCCTCCCCTGCTGTCACGGTCAAGTTCATATTCGTTGAACTCACGGGCGGCATTCGGGCAACGTGTGCCGTCAATAACGATTTCTTCGAGGTTCTGAAGCCACGTTATGCCGTGCTCAACGCTTCCGGGACCTTTGATAGCTGTTCGTATGCGAAAACCCCTGTCCCGAAGCTCATCGTTTGAGCGTGGCTCGGCGGATTCGGCAATGATCGTACCGTTCTGAGTATTTTCCTTGCGGATTGCATTTGCAATAACGTCATACTTTGCGGCGCACCTGAAAAATTCGTAAAAAATAAACAGCCTGTTTCGCTTGCTGTCGAAATTAGCTGTTATATATACAAACGGATCAGCGCCGTAGCCCCAGTCTATACCACGCTTGATATGATCGAATGACTTTATTTCCTCGTCCGTAATAGGACGGATAGTAATGTTTGTGAACACCTCTGCACCCGTGCCGGTCACCTCTCCGAGATATTCATGCCTGTACTGCTCCGGCTTTGTCTGCTCAAGGTGCTTTGCTTCAATCAAAAACTGTTCTCCGAGCCATTCTGCCGGCACAGAACGATAGTCGCTGTGATGCACTATCTTGTCCGAGCGGGGAACAAGCACCTCGCTGTTTATCCAATTTCTTTGGCTTTTCGGCGGATTGAACGTGTAAAAAACGGTGTATGTCGCACCGCCTCTGAGCAGAGATTGATTGATAGTGCGTATCTCTTCCATACCGCCGAACTCGTCTGCCTCCTCATACCACACATAGCGGATATAGCCCTTTCTGACTTTGGTAGATTTCAGCTTTTTCGGCTTGTCTGCGCCACGAAATAAAATACGCTGTCCTGTCGGCGTGTAAACAAGCTCAAGCGGTGACTGCCTGCACTGCCATAAGTGCGACACGCCGAGCCTTTCTATTGCCCACAGGAGCTGTTCATAAACGCTGTCTTTCAGATATAGGCCGACTTTTCGGATAACGACCGCATTCGCCATAGGATCTTTCATCATACCGAGCGGAATTTCCGTTGATGCAAAAGATGATTTTGTCGAGCCTCTGCCGCCTTTGAGCCAGTAATGCGTGTGCCTGTCTGCCTTTATATCCTTGTGCAGATCGTAGAACGAGGGCGCTATAATGTCGCTGAGCTTAACAGTCGTCAACTATCTTCACTCCCACATCCCCGTCAATGCTGACCTTCTGCGTGTACTCCCCCGTCATCTTATTCAGCGTGTCAATAGCTCTGATACGGTCCGACAGCTCGTTCTGTTTATCCTTAGCTATATCGGAAAGTATCGCCTGACGTTCACGGGCGGTCATTATTCGGGCAGTCTGGGCGGCTTCGGTGAGCTGTTTTATGTATTCCGCAACTCTATCATTTTCTAACAATTTACAAGCATTTGTGTTTGCGTAATTTTCACTATATCCCGCTTTTATCGCACTTTGCACGGTATTACCGCACTGAGCGTAATATTCTGCGAATTTCTTCTGTCTTTCGGTCATTGGCGGTACACCGTCCTTTCTTTTGGGTATAAGAATACCCGACACCGTTGTGCCGGGCTTCAGGAGGAAAACTTATTGTTGTAGTTTTCCCATTCTAATTTTAGCACACTTGATTTCGGACATCAATAGGACAACGGCGGACATTTGCGGACATTAACGGACATCAGCGGACAATTCTTTGAAATATCTGTCTAATGCCTTGCGTAATGATTCTCCGCTCGTTTCATCACACATACCTGCAACCTCGTCCCATGTAAACGTCTTAGATCCACAGCCTATGCAATACAGCTTCAGCGCCTTGTGAAATCTTCTGACCGGTATTGCGTCTATAAAAGCACATATTTTCTCGTTTTCGGCTTCTATACGGCTTTTTTCATTAAGGAGTGAAACCGTACCTAGTCCGTGTATATAGCCCTCGTCCTTTTTTGTCACAAGCTGATATGCCGGCGGTCCTGCTGAACCCTGAGTGCTTATCAGCACTTTTTTCTTGCCGAGTTGTCTGTCTATACATTCAAGCAGCTCACAATTTGCACGATATTTTTCTAAATCTGATAATGTCATTCTGTTTCCTCCTTAGGCGCTTCTGGAAGCGGCATCCAATGAGTAACCCGTGCACGCCCTCTATGGATAAAATGATCGATAGACCAATATCCTTTATCTATGTTTCGTATTCCTTTTTGTGACACAGTGCATACTAACACTTCTTCCTGATCCGGCGGAAGCTTGTCCTCCAACTTTATCCACTTCGGTATTACTTGCCCACAAAACAAGCAGGTTTCCGTTGCGGGTTTGCGTTTAATCATTTAAGTTTCTCCTTTCAGCTTCTGTATTCTCGCTTTAAGCACTCTCATAACTGTCTCATGTGTATCGGTTCTGTCCTTTATAGCTGCCATAACGTCCTCGTCAACACAGCCCTGAACAACCAGATACGCCACATAAACCTTATCGTACGGCGAGCCCTGACGCCATAACCGGCACTTGCCCTGATCGTTAAGCTCAAAGCTCCAATTAGGTGTAAACCAGACAATGTGCCGTCCGCCTGCCTGAAGATTTAGTCCATAGGCACAGCTTGACGGATGTACAAGCAAAACATCAATCTTGCCTGCATTCCACAGATCTTCGTCATCAGGTCCGTTATATACCCTCACGTTAAGCTTTGTCTTTGCAAGTGCCTGAAGAATACGCTCCTTGTCATGCTGAAATCCGTAAAAGGTTATGCACGGTTCGCCGTTAAGGCGTTCTATGTACTCCATATATGCGTCTATCTTGCAATCGTGAAGCTTGACAACTTTGTGATCATTATCATAAATAGCCCCACTGCAAAACTGAAGCAGCTTTCCCGTAAGCACACCTGCCGATTGTGCTGTTATCGTGTTTTCGTCTATCTGAAGCAGTAAATCTCTCTCGAACTGTGCGTATTCCTTTTTGACCTTATCGTCAAGTATAACCGGGATTTCATGCTCGATACACTGCGGCAGCTCCAGATAATCTTCCGCTTTCATGCTTATGCAAATATCACTGATTGCTTTTAGCACCGCCTGTTCTGCATCATCTTTCGGCTTAAAATCTGTAAAATGGCCGCCGTGTGTGTTAGCTATAAAATACCGCTCTCTGAACTGCGTGATATTTTTTCCGAGCCTCGCCCCTTCATCAAGGAGATATATCTGCGCCCACAGATCCATAAGTCCCTTTGATGAAGGTGTTCCTGTAAGCAGTATAACCTTTTTGCATAGCGGACGTATAAGTTTCATTGCTTTAAACCGCTTACTGCTGCTGTTCTTGAAACTTGTACTTTCGTCAAGCACAACCATATCAAACGGCCAGTCCTGTCGGTAATACTCGACAAGCCAGGGGACGTTCTCACGATTGATAACATACACATCACCGGGAGTATTAAGAGCTCGTACACGTTTGACCAGAGAGCCGAGAACCGTAACTACTCTGAGATGCTTCAAGTGATCCCACTTGCCTGCCTCTTTACTCCAGGTACCCTCGGCAACTTTTTTCGGAGCCACCACAAGTGCCTTGCCGATACTCCAGTGATAATATTTCAGAGTGTTTATCGCCGACAGAGTGATTGAGGTTTTACCAAGCCCGGGGCGTAAAAACAGCCCTACCGCAGGATCTTTTACTATCCTGTCAATGCAATATGCCTGGTAATTGTGCGGTTTATATATCATTTCTTTTCAGCTCCTCTATCAGGCGGTCAACCTTTTCTTTTGAATCGACCGCTCTGAACACTTTTACGCCTGTTGCTTCAAGAAGATCACAGACATAAGTCTGTAAGGCTCTTAGCTTTTTCTGCGGTGATTTAAGCTCCGCCAGAACTATTTTTCCTCCGGGAAGAAATATGATCCTGTCAGGCACCCCGTTAAACCCCGGTGATACAAACTTCAGTGCCATACCATCGCATTCCTGCTTAATTCTGGATACAAGATATTTTTCAATACTACTTTCAAGCATTTTAATTCCTCTTTTTTCCTTTTTGATTGTAACAATTTCAGCGTTTTTCCTATACGTGTGTGCATATAGGCGGATTAGAGCGTATATATACCCTCTAATCCTCTATTTACACTACTCTATATAGAATAATTGTTACAATTGTTACATTTTAAGATTTTTCGCTTAACCCTGCGGTTTATAGCGTAACAATTCTCGTAACAATTGCTTTTTAATTGTTACAAATTGTTACAAACGTTTGTAACGTTTTTGACCGAAAACCTATTTTGTTTCGTGTTTGTTACGGCAAATTGTTACGTTTTTCTGAATCCTCTGACTACGCCATAAGGTCCTTGACGTATAGGATTTTCCGTCCTTTTCCATTCGGGCATCATAGCTACGATAGCATTAAGCTCACGGGTGTCCGTATTTTTCATATCTTTGATGTTCCCGCCTAAAGCCTCGCACCATATCTCGGCGGCGCATACACTTCTGCGCTCTACAAGCATCAGATTTTCTGCACCGGTAACTGCACCGCCCCAGTACATTCTTCTACGGTCAAGCGGCCACTTCTGCCAATCGCTCGGTATCTGTTTTTCTACGAAAGCACGTACTATACTTTCTCTGCTTGATACTTCTCTGTGTTCTTCCTGCTTGTCCTTAGCGACGCTTTCTATTTCACCGCTGAGATACAATGGCTCCCCGCCTTGCCATCTCACCAGAGCCTCCGCCCATATCATGTCTATTTCGTTATCAAGATCGTGCCATACGCTCTTTACAGCCTTTTGTTCTCCTGTATCAACAGGCCAGAAGCGGCGGTTTCCTGTTGTATCCCGTAAGAACTCAGTATTATTGGTAGTACCGAAGAACACGCACGACCTGGGCAGTTCCTTAACATTTCTTCCGTAAGCCGCTCGAAAGCGGTCTGCCCGTAAGCTGAGAAATTGCTTGATTCTGCTTACATCTGACTGTCTGAATGCGTCAAGCTCGCTTATTTCAACGAGCCATACGCCCTGGAGAAGCTCGCTTGCTTCTTTGCCCTCAAACGTCCTTATGCTGTCATTGAACCACCCTCGGCTCATTTTATCAAGTAAAGTTGATTTTCCTATGCCCTGAGAACCCGTCAGGATAAGCATATTATCAAACTTACAACCGGGCGTCATTGCTCTGGCAACAGCGGCCGTGAATGCCTTACGGGTAACAGCCCTGTTGTATGGGTTGTCCTGCGCACCCAGATAATCAATGAAAACCGTATCAAGACGGGGCACTCCGTCCCATTTACCGTTAAGCCCCGTAAGATAGTTTTTTACAAGATTGAATGCGTGTGCGTGTGAATGGAGCGATAACGCCCCGTCTATCTTTCCGTTGCCGGTAATTTTATATACACGTTCGAGATACCAATACAGCCCTGCTATATCGTTATCGTCCCACAGCCTGCGTTTATTGTTCTTGTCCCACGGTAACGCCGCCAGCACCTCGCCCCTGCCTGCAAATTCATTCAAAGCAAACTTTCCTTTAAGCAAAGGATCGTGCTCAAGTATTATTTTCACATTATCTATAGTAGAACGTATTGCGCCCGTCTGCGTGCTTTTCTCAAGCAACTGCATCCAGTTTTCATCTTCAACACAATCTGCTGTACCGCTTACACTCTCAAAATCTTTTACCGCCGAATCATACCGTTCTTTACTGAGCAGTGCCGAAACTTCATTTATCCCGCACGCAAATTCACACATTGCACTGAATGAAGGCAATCTGTTTGTCGGAGTACCTATTGAAGCCTCGTCATCTTTATCCGCAAACTTGTGCAGCCGTACAAGGTCGAAAGCATTTACAAGCCTGCCGCTGCACGGATCTGTAGCATGATGGCTGTATAAATACTTGCCGTTTTCGTAGACAACAGCGCCGCCGGTGGTTGATCCGCCAAGATAGGTGAAACGTTCTGAAGAATCATCAACCGACTCGTATATTCCCGGTAACAATTCTGACATTGCACGATATACATCGTAAGTACGGCAGAAAGCGCCGACAACGCCATTCTTAGCATCAGGATCACCCTGCTTTACAGCCAGCTTCTTAACAGCCTGCTGCCCCGGTATGCTCGGCCAGGTCGAGACATCTCTCCAGTCGGCATATAAGGCTAAAATACCGTCGGCGCAAGTGAAAGGCTTATCGCCTACTATATACACATATTCTCCGTCTGAGCAACAGCTCGGCCAGTACATTAAGCGGCAGGCTTCAAAAGTAGACGGATCAGCAAATTCGATACCTATATACTCAGCAAGTTTTCGTGCTATAGGCTCATACTCATCGGCAGTGACAGTGCGATCAAGTGGAAGTATTACACGCAGTCTCGGTGCGGAAGGCTGATGCTTTCTTGTGCTGTAAACGCAGTATCCGCAGCCGAGAGCTTCAACTCTCCGCAGAATATCATCTTTATAGCCTGCCGGAATACTGTCAAGGTCGAGGGTAACTATGTCCCTGCCAATAACGTTATTTGCCTTACGCCTGGTTCCGTTAAGAGTACCGCCAACATATCCGCCGACATCTTTAAGATCATCCTGCTGAGCCTTTTTCATATTCATATAATCAGCAAGCGTTTCCGTGCTTCTCGCCGGGATTTTCAATTTCTCCCACAGTTCCGACAGCATAAGTGTCTGTGCTTTCCACACAGTCGCTTTTCTGCTTGAGCCGCAGGAAATAGTTATTTTTCGGTCAAATAACATAAACTGTTCTCTTAATCCTTTCTGAAGAAGTCGCCGACCCAACCGTCAGCGCCAAGAGGTAATCCCGGTGCCCACGGTATAGGTTCGGTCATTATTCTTATAACATCTTCAAGGCCTGCCGTATCTTTACGACAATCGATTACTACTTCGTCATGAATGTGAAACACAACAGGAAGTCCGGCTTCTTCCAGGCGTGTTATTGCTCCGGCGAGACAATCTCGTGCTATAGCCTGAACACAATTCTCAACGAGCTTTCCGCCGTATGTTTCGAGCCGTTTCCACTTTTTTGTTTTCTGATCCATACCCATATAAGCAATCGACGGCGCTCCCCACTGATTCTCATAGATCTGAGGAGATATATAATAGAGCTTTCTGCCACTCGGTAGAGTAATTGTCAGACTGTCTGTATTCAAGGCGGCGTTGTATTCTTTGGAAACTATAATGTTACGCACACCGACAGCTCCGCCGTTCGTGACCGCCTGAACCGCTGCATTATCCACGGCATACCATAAGTCTCTTATACGTCTGTTGGCATCTCGCCACCGATGCACTATATCGGGCAGGTCACTTTCAGGTATACCCATATTAAGTGCGCCCATAGTAATAAGTGCAGAAGTACCGCCCTGATAGCCGAGAGCAAGCTCCGCTACCTTGCCTTTCTGACGCAAAGCATATTCCGGATTGCCCTTTTTTATAAGCTCAATCGGAACGCCGAACATCTGTGAAGCAGACGCTTCATAGATTTTTCCGTGAGTGCGGAATACCTCAAGCCGCCATTCTTCGCCGGCGAGCCATGATATAACACGGGCTTCAATGGCCGAGAAATCAGCATCTATAAGAACATTACCCTCTGCGGCAACAAAAGCGGTCCGTATGAGTTGTGAAAGCGTGTCCGGAACACTTCCGTAAACAAATCTGAGAGCGTCTGCTTTTCTGTCTTTAACAAGAGTTCTTGCAAACGGCAAAGGCTCAATATAAGTTCTCGGCAGGTTCTGCACCTGTACAAGACGACCCGCCCACCTTCCTGTTCTGTTCGCTCCGTAGAATTGCAAAAGCCCTCGTACTCTGTTATCACGACAAACCGCTTTTTCTATAGCGTTGTATTTTTTAGTGCTTGTCTTGCCGAGTTCCTGACGTATTTCGAGCATACGCTGTACTTCGGCACTGTTATCATTCGCCGTCAGCATTTTTGCTACGGTGTCCTTGCGTAAAGATTCTATTTCTTCACCTGTTTCATTTTCCAGCCACCCCTGCAACTGTGCAACGCTGTTCGGATTATCAAGGCCGGTTATCTTCACGGCTTCTTCTATCAGCGCATTTCGTGTGGTGCTTCCTATTTCAAGCGCACCGTTTACAAAATCCATGTCTACCGCAACTCCTCTGTGGTTTATCTCGAGATCAGTTTCCCATTCTCTCTGAACGAAGTCAGGGACCGTGACAGCTGATAATCTGCGTTCTATTTCTATTTCGGCTTCTACATCTCTGCGGTTATATTCTTTAAACAGCTTCCATTTTTCGAGGTCGTGTGACGGCATATTTCTTGTGCGCATACCGTTTGCCTTTGTTGCTTTACACGGGCAACAAAAATATCTGATAAGGGCCTTTCCGGTGTTAAGTTTGCGCCTGTCTTCAGGAAGCCCTAAAGCTCTGCCGGTTGCATCAAGACCTTTTGTATAACCGGCATACAATCCGTGCAACATTGTGCACCGCCACTGCTCAAGCGGAAGTGACTTACCGAAATACTTTGATAGGCACCCCCACTCAAAAGCGGCATTATATGCGTGTTTTATGCAATCGGGAGAGAAAACCGCCGCTGTTATCTCGGGCGGTATTGTCTCTCCCTGCGCAAGATCTATTACCGTAACAGGCGCACCATTTAAAGAGTATGCGAATAACAGAATTTCAAAGTCAGGGCTTTCTATGTATTTAAAAGCCCCCGTTTCTCCGATAGGTTCGCTTGAAAATGTTTCAAGGTCAATATTTAAGTGGTGCATTTGGCCTCCTTTATCAGAAAGGAAGCCCTGTTATAGGATTGACACCCGTCGGCTGAACAGGCGCTACAGGCTGCTGATACACAGGCGTACCCTGAACAGGCGCTACAGGCT